AGTACCGGGCCATCTTCCAGACCACCACCTATTTCGGTCGCCTGGGCGTGGTCGAGTGGGTATATCCCGAGACAGCCGCATATTTTGACGGTCTTTAGAAGGACTTAGCGCGAGAAGTTCATGCTTGTCTACGGCCTCTTCGATCCGGCAGACCAAACCCGGCTGGTCCGCTACGTCGGCTGCACGGCGAAGACCCTCGACTACCGGCTTGGCGACCATGTTCGTGACGGGCGCAGGGCGAGGACGGCGGCCTCGCCTCGTGGCCAGTGGCTCCGCATGCTGGCGGCGGCCGGGCGGCGACCGGGCATCGTGGAGCTCGAAGAGGTGACGGCGAAGGACTGGGTCAAGCGCGAGCGCTGGTGGATCGCGACGTTCGGCGCCCAGCTTCTGAACGGCACCGCCGGGGGACCGGGTCTGGTGGGACCAACCGACGAGGTGCGGGCTCGCATCTCAGTGACCGTCTCGGCTACACTCAAGGGCAACCAGCGCCGTTGTGGTGTCCCGCATACCGCCGCCACCCGCGCCAAGATCAGTGCAGGCCTGCGGCGGTACTCGTTGCTGGACCCCCATCCACGTAGGAGACTGGCATGACGAAGACCGTCAACATCGTTCGGCCGTTCACGCTGAACCTCGGCGAAGTGCCGCGCGAGGAAGGCGAGAAGGATCAGGACTACGCCAACCGCGCCGCCGCCCTCGGCCCGCGCGTGGTCAGCGTCGCTGCGGGCATCCAGCAGCTCCCCGACGAGATCGCGAGCCACTGGTTCGTCAAGGCGAACTCGGTCGAGGGTCAGCTCGACCCGAAGGAGTACGCCGCGCAGCTCCGCGCCGCCGCCCAGGCGCAGCGGACCAGGGCGGACGAGGCTGCGGCGCTGGCCGACGCGATGGAGGCCCAGGCTGACGAGGCCGAGAGCGAGGCCGAAGCCAGCGGCAAGGAGAGCGGCGCGCTGAACCCCGATCCTGGCCTGAAGGTCGAGCCGCCGCCGCACGGCGCAGCGCCGGACCCGCACGAGCCCGAGTCCGACAGCGAGAAGACGGCCAGGACGAGCCGCAGGCACACCTGATGCCGCTGGAGCCGGGCTCGTCCAAGGAGACCATCTCGAAGAACATCTCCGAGATGGTCAAGGCTGGTCATCCGCAGAAGCAGGCGGTGGCCGCCGCGCTCTCCAACGCGCGTGAGAGCAAGGACGAGGTGCTCACCGACCCGCAGTCGCTGGACACCATCCTCGGCGGCAACGAGCCGAAGGGCAGTCCGCCGACCGGCCCTGAGCGGCCCGCGCAGAGCGCCTCGGATTGCAAGGTCGTCGCCAGCCTGGATGAGCTGAAGCGTGTCGGCCGGGGACGGACGGAGTGAGCCAAGTCTACTTCCCGGTCCCGTTCGACACGACGCGCGCCTACGCGCCGGTCACGCCCAAGCAGTTCCGCAAGGACTTCCCCGAGTTCGCGGACACGTCGATCTACACCAACGGCACGCTGAACTACTGGCTGGCGGTGGCGCAGCGGTTGAACAACCCCTGCGTCTGGCAGGACTTGCTGCCGCTCGGCATCGAGCTGCTGGCCGCGCACTTCATCACCGAAGAGGCGCAGTCGCTGAAGGCGGGTCTGGCTGGCGGCAACCCTGGTCAGGTGGGCGGCCCGGTGCAGTCCAAGTCGGTGAGCGAGGTCTCGATCAGCTACGCGGTCCAGTCGGCGATTGAGGAAGGCGCGGGCGCGCTCAACGGCACCGTCTACGGGCGGCGCTGGTATCACTTCGCGATGCTCTTCGGGGCAGGCGCGATCCAGCTCTGATGCCGTTCGAGGTACTTCCGTTCATCTTCGAGGCGGGCGGCGAGCTAGCGGCGGCTGCGGGCGGCGAGGCGGCTGCGGGCGGCGAGGCGGCGGCGGCGGAAGGCGCTGAAGCGGCCGAAGGCGCGGAAGGCGGGGAAGAAGAGGACATCAGCAAGCGGGCGCAGCGCCGCAAGGGCCAGGGCGAGCAGCAGCACAAGACGCCGCACGTCACCGTCACCAAGACGAAGGACAACCTGCAAGAGCTGCTGAAGGCGCTGAAGGAGTTCACCAGGGAGCGGGTGCTGGTCGGGATCGCGTCGGACACCGCGCAGCGCCAGGACGGCGGCCCGATCAACAACGCCACCATCGGCCTGATCATGGAGAAGGGCTCGCCAGCGGCCAACATCCCGGCCCGCCCCTGGCTGGTGCCGGGGATCATGAGCGCGCGCAAGGCGGTGCTGATGACCTACCTCCAGGCGACGCGGCGCGCGTTCCGGACCCTCAATCCGCAGCCGATCCACGGCGCACACGAGCGGGTCGGCGCCATCGCGCGGGATGCGGTGAAGAAGTACATCAAGAGCGCCGCCTTCACGCCGCTGGCGGCCTCGACGGTCGCCGCGCGCTTCCGCCAGCGCAAGGCCCGGCGGCGGCGCAAGTCGGAGACGCAGTACATGGCGGCGGTCTCGGGCGGCATGGCGCCGAGCGCGGCGCAGTCGCTCTACGGTATCCAGCCTTTGATCAATTCTGGGACCTTCCTCAATTCGGTGACCTACGCCGTCAGGGAAAAGAGTGGTAAATCGACCGACCTCCTGGCGCCGTGATCATCTGATGGGTCATTCGGAAGGCACCCGTCGAAGCTGGACCGACCCGGAGATCAGGGCGCGGCGGGTCGCTGGGATGCGGGGACGACACCACTCACCAGAGACCATCGAGCGGCTGCGCGAGGCCGCCAAGCCGCCGAGCCCGGTCACCCTGGCGAGGTCGGCAGAAGTGCGGCGGGAGCACGGTTGCCCAGCGCAGTCGGCCGCCATGAAGCTGAAGTGGCAGGACCCCGAATACCGGGAGCGGATGAGGAAGGCCCACCGGGGCAAGAAGCACGCGCCTGAGACCCGAGCGAAGAAGGCGAGGGCCATGCGGGCGTACTGGAGGAGTGCCGACCGTGCCTGACGTGGACGTTGCTGAACTTCTACTGGACCCTGATTTTGTTGAACAAATCCAACTGCTGCGCCGCGCGGAGGTGATCGGCACCAACGGCCGGATGACCACCTCGAACACCGTCCACAGCATCATCGCCTCGGTGCAGCCGCAGAGCGATCAGCCGATGATCCGGGGTCCGGACCAGCAGAACCTGCCGCAGCTCGTCGCGGTGATCACCAAGTTCCGGGTGCGCGGGATCAGCCCCGGCTTCCAGCCCGACATCGTGCTCTGGAACGGCACCCAGTTCGTGGTCAACAAGGTCTACAACTGGAGCCACTACGGCGCGGGCTTCGTGAAGGCCGAATGCAGCTCGATGGATCATCTCGACCAGCCGCCGGACGGCACCGGCTGGGACCAGTGGTCGAGCGGCTCCGGATCGACCGATGACTGCGCCTGACAGCTCCACCGGCGGCCCGCTGCTCCCCCTGGCGGGCGACCCGCTGGAGGACGAGAACCTAGACGATTTCCTCCAGGCCTTCGTCGTCGGGATCACCGGCATGCCAGGGACCCTGGTCTACCCGCGCTGGCAACCGGAGCCGCCGAACATCCCCGAGTGGGGCGTGGACTGGGCGGCGGTCGGCGTCAGCATGCGCGAGGGCGACACCTACGCGGTCGAGGAGCACGAGGAGGACGGCACCAGCATCGTGACCCGGCACGAGACGCTCGACATCACCACGACCTTCTACGGGCCGAACTGTCAGGCGAACGCCTCGCTGCTGCGGGACGGGCTGGGGCTGGCCCAGAACCGTGAGCCGCTGTTCGCCAACGGCATGGGGCTCGTCAGCGTCGGGCAGCTCCAGCGCGGCGGCGATCTGGTCAAGAACCGCTGGATGCAGACCAGCGAGCTGCCGTGGTCGATCCGGCGGATCATCAACCGCGTCTACCCGATCCGCGACATCGTCGGGCTCGTCGTGACGGTGCAGACAGAAGATGTGACCGTGAGCTACGATGGCTTCCCGAGAGGACCCGCGCCATGAAGCAGTGCGATGTTCCGGCCGCCTTTGACCTCGATCTCGGCTACCGCACGCTCCACGTCGAAGCTGGCAAGCGCTACTACTCGGACGAGGTCGCGGGCGCGATGCCGCAGTTCGTGGTCGAGGACGCCAAGGCGACACCGCCCCCGGAGGACGACCCCGAGCCCGAGCACACGACGCGGTCGAAGAGGAGCTGATCGATGCCCCAAGGTCTGGCCACCTCCCGGCTGATCAACGTCAGCCTGAGCCTTTCCGCCGCCCTGGCGGGCTTCGCCAACCTCAACTCGACGCTGATCCTCGGCGAGAGCCCGAACGTCGATACCACCAGCCGGATCATGTCGTTCAACTCGCTGAACGCGGTCGCCCAGGCGTTCCCCCAGGTCGCTGGCGCGTGGCCGCCCGAGTACCTCGCGGCGGTGTCGTTCTTCTCCCAGTTGCCGCAGCCGGGCCTGCTCTACATCGGCCGTTGGGCGCAGTCGGCCAGCGCAGGCCGCTGCCTCGGCTCGCCGCTGACGCCCGCCGAGCAGGCGATGACCAACTTCACCAGCGTCGTGAACGGCGGCTTCCACATCGCCATGAACGGCGGCGCGTCGGCCAACGTGACGGGCGTCAACCTCTCGACGGCGACCAACCTGAACTCGGTCGCCGCCCTGGTGCAGACCGCGATGCAGACCGCCGTCCCCGGCTCGACGTGCGTCTGGAACGGCCAGCAGTTCGTGATCAAGTCGAGCACCACCGGCCCGACCTCCTCGATGTCGGTCACCACGCCGCCGACCGCAGGCACCGACCTGGGGCCGCTGCTGAACACCAGTTCCGCCGCTGGCGGCCTCGCGATCACCGGCATCGCGGCCGAGTCGGCGGTCGCGGCGGTGCAGGCCTGCGACCAGCAGGCGACCTACTGGTACGCCCTGAACACCGACGCCTGCCCGCACCTCCTGCCCGCCGACGCCGAAGCCATCGCGGCGTACATCGAGGCGGCGACGCAGACCGCCGCGCCGCACATCTACTGCCTGACCACGAACGATCCGAACGCGCTGAACTCCAGCGTCGGCACCGACGTGGGGACCGTGCTGCACAACTCCGGCTACCAGCGC